ATCATCTTAGCGCCCCATCCCGTGCCTTTATCAGTCACATAAAAAAACAAGTCAGTAGCTTGCTTCTTTCTGGAGTACCAAAGTTGATGGGTTACACCAATAAAGGCTCCCTCAATATTTCCATCTAACTCCACAACCAAAACAAAATGCTCTGCAGACAATACACAGACCTGCAAATTATTTCTTAATGTTTTGGCATCTAATGGAACTGAGCTTGAAAGGGACTTTTGGTGCGCATCCTTGGCAACCTGTATTATCCCGGAGACATCCTTGAACTCCGCTTTTCTAATCATTAATTAATAAGGTTTGGGCCAGCTTCCAGCGCCAGTAAGCATATCAAGCATATTTTGCCATGCTTGCTGATCGGCTCCGGGAGCCGTTGCCATCGTTGTCACCCAATCACCATACTTGGCCCAAGTCTCAGCCTTTAGTTTATCTTGTTGCATCTCGGAACCCTGCTGTCCAGTTAAAGTCTGCAGGTCCATTGCTTGTAAACCTTTAAGCTGTTGCAGCCCTATTTCTTGCTGGCCCTGAAGAGTCTGCAACCCTATATTTTGGCTTCCGGATAGTTGTTGAAGAGTAAAGTTTAATGATCCCTGCAACTGAGTTAACATCTTATTATAAGCTGCCTCGTTTGCTTGTGTCTTTTGTTTATTTGTCCAGTCTGTATTATAGTAAAGATTGGTAACTAATTGATTGACTTCTGCTTGGGCAATCGGCAGCGCTGTATTAATAACAGCATTCATAACCGCCTCCTGCGCAAGAGTACTATTCACTATCCCTCGTCTTTGCATGTTCTGCATAGCTTTTGTAGTGGCCGCTTTAAATAAAGGACTATCCTTATTTATGATCTCTGTTAACTTATTGGATAAGTCCATGCTATCAGTAAGTTTAGCCATATCAAAAGTTTCAAGAACTGGGGCCTCTACAACAGGAGCAGCGACATTCTCAACCGTGTAAGTACTAACTGGTGCGAGTGTGGGAGCGGGGGCGGGAGCAGGAGTCAGCGTGGGGGCAGGAGAAGTAGGGCGAGCGGAGCGAGTAGGAGCAGGCTTAGGTTTTGCAGGCCCAGATAAAGACCTGCCTTCTTTTTTACCATGCCCTGCGTAGTGCATAGCACCATATTCAGCAAGACTTACTCCTTTCCCTGCCCAATTCTTTTGGTAATCTGCTGTTAAATCTGGATATGACTGCGTATATGTTTTGAATGCAGGGTTAGTTACTCCTTGAGAACCATGCTTAGTAGTAAACTTAGCTTGTTCAGGATTTTTATCCGCTTCTCTTCTTTCTCTATACTCTATTGGCTCTGGGCCGTCACTCATAATTATCTCCTAACTCCCCTCTTTGAAAACTCCACAATACCGCCCTGAAGAGTTATTGGTTTGTCGTAAGTTGAACTGTTGCTAATAATAAATCCCATGTTAGTTCCTATCCCATTTATTCTTACCCTCTCTGAAGCAACTACAGTAATTCCAGTAGAGCTATTGCTTATGTCGGATTCAGACCATTGATCTGCCGCCACTGTTACTGAGTAAGAACTAGATACTGGAGATGTTTTAGGACTATAAGTTCCTCCAAAGTCATATGAAGGAGTGACTGTTAAAGTGGTTGAGGTGTCTGCATTTATCTCCAACCCCAACTCCCTGAATCTTTTTCTAGTTCCGGGGCTATTGTAATGATAATAAGTTGTCCTAACAAAAGAAGATACCTCTTCACCATCGAAACTTGTACCGGAGTCCATTCTCCTAACATAGCCGTCATCAAAACCGCCATATAAAACCTCAAAACCATTTGCATCTTCGGCTGATACCGTACAGTTAATTTGATGCGATAAAGTAAAAGGCATTAGCCCTTGATTCTTTTTGTTTATAAAAGTCATTTCAACACCAGTCTTATCGTCAAAATAAAGACGGTATTGATTTTTCCCTCTAACCCTCAAAGAGTCTGAAGCATTATTTTTCTTACTTTGTATATAAGGGTCTATTTTATATGAGGCAACGGCTGACTGAAAATCTCCAAAGTACTGGACAGTGAAAATTGATGTAATCCCACGATCATCTAAGAAAAATGTTTGATCCATCTTTTGGAGGGTATAAGGAATAGCACCGGCTCCTGCGTGGAATTTTCTCAATTCCCAATCTGCAGAAGAGGTTCCGTATAGCATAAACGCATCATTCCTAGTAAAGATAGACATAACATTGTTAACTTCCGTGGAGAAGCCGCTCACATTATCTCCAATCCCTAATTCTGCAGCCCCTGTAAGAGCGCTCCATTTATTGGGGGCAACTATACTAGAATGCTGTATTGAACCATTGGGGAACGAGAAAAATAAATGCTTCTGATGAGTGGCGATATGCTCCGGTGTATCCGTTGTCATGCCAGTCTGCATCTTTATGAAGGTGGTCCCGTCCCAAGAGAATCCATTATCAACTGTATTGACACCATACATAGTAATACCAGTTGTTTCGCCTCTAAAATTATAAGTAGAAAACTCATACTTGCCGCCGGGTTGAATAGTTTGCTTATACTGCGTCCCATCGGCTTTAGCTACAGTAACCTCGGCTGGTTCTGCAGCCCCATTAACCAAGGCATGTTGAATCCCGTTTATATTTATTGGCTCACTATTTGTCCAAGTGCCACTATTATTTTTTACAGAAATATATCCTTCGGCATCTCCTCCAGCAATAGTTCCGGTAGTTATCGTCACACTTGTAACGGTAGCGGTCTTTCCAGAAGTTCCGCCTATGATGGCATCGCCTTCACTAATTTCTACAGAACCAGTATCAAACGATAACAAAGGCATACTAATAACTTCATCATCTACAAATGTACCAGTGATATTAGTAAGAACCATAACTCCTTTAGCGCCGGTAGACCAAGCCCCACTAAAAGAGATTCCCATTAAATCCCCCTGAGCGCCTCCGGCCCCCACTATAGTAGTTGGAGTCCCAGAGTCTCCGGGAACAGGTTCTCCCGCTATAACTGTGCCATCAAAATTTAACGCAGTCCCTAAATCAACCTCAGACCATCCGGTGGATGTAGATTTATACATTCCTGCCGTAGCTCCACCAGACTTATTTCTAAAGGCGTAAATGCTTCCACTGAAAGACCAGACTCCTAATACACTCCCTTCACCGGGAACAACACCAATTTTGCTTCTCTGATCTTCTATAGCGGTCCTTGCTTCAGCAACAATAGTGGTCCCGTCATAAATATCTCTTAATACGGGGGGTCCATAGGAAAGAGCGGTGGCAAGAAGCCCCATTACCCCACCCTAAAAACAGATAATTGACCGTAATGCATCTGGAAATTTTCAGAATTACTTGCATGACCATTCTTAACTTGAGCAAGAACATCCGTATAATCTGTATGTCCAGTAGTATCAATTATTCCAGAAGCAGATGCCATATTATCCAGTGTAGCGGCGACTTTTTGAACTGCCGCGTCATAGCCGGGATATGCTACCGAACCTCCGTCAGCCTGAGTTGCAATCCTAAACGTCCATATTACAGTGTCCGTTCCGGTCTGAGCAAAACTTACACCTAAATTGACCATAAAGAACCCTTTATCGTATATCCTGATCCTGTCGTTTGCGAAATCAGCATCCGTTCCTACAGTTGTTGAGGACACTGTACCAGTATCATCAGAGCCATTAGCCCCAACTGAATCAGCATTCCAATCTATAGTTGCTGTTGCTGTTGATGCTACCGCCTGACTTGCTGGCGTCCCCGCTGGTGAATATATAGTTGCATATCCGCCCATCCCAGACTCAGCAAATTGTCTAACCATCTGCGCGGTAATAGCGCCTGTCGTATTATCAGCAAAGCTAGTACCAGTTAAAACTGCCCTAGTTTTTCTTAATGCTGTCGGTGTTCCCATTATTTATACTCCACATTAAATGCAGCGCCAAATGCGCTATCCTTGTTTAAAAAAAATAGTGTTTCTCCATCCTCAAGAGTTCCGGTTATTATCACAAAATACACATACCCCTCGGCATTTCCATCTCTACCTGAAGCGCGAAATGCTGCTGTACTAAAAGCAGTAGAGAATGCAGTTAAAGGGAAAAACGAACCGGCAGATGAATCTCCAGTTATATCCTCCACACTAACACTTAATACAGAACCTATAGCGCCACTGGTCCCCCCTTTTACAGAATCTCCCACTGACGGAATTTGCATGTCAAAAGCGGTACTAAAGGCCGCATCAAATACAGAATCTCTAGCATATCCAGCAGTAAAGGGAATCCTATAAAAAGATATCTCAGAAGGCAGTGTTTGTCCATCAAACCTTTCGTAACCATCTACCCTTTTATATCGACCACGAATATCAATCTCAAAATTATCCGCAGCTACTAATTCCCCCGGCTCAAGAGAAAGAGAGGGGTCAACCATATTGACTCCACCCTCAAAAGGGAAATATACAGATTCGAGTCTACTTGGCCGAACATCCCTATCTCTTAATTTACTCATTCAGGACGTACCACAAAATTAAACATGTCTTGCGCGGAGGAGAATCTTCTGTTCTTTTGTCTTGGAAGTTGATCAGCTTCCAATTGATTTAATAAATCTTCAAATTCTGATAAAGACCCTACCATTATTTCAGGTGCGTCCTCATTCTCAGCATAAAACATTTTAGCCCTTGCTATAATAATCTTATGAAATCTAGGTGGAATCGCAGAAATATCGGCATCCGCAGCAAGAAGTGTAGGGGTTGCCCAATACTCCGCTGAGACGGCTGTAGTTGCGTTAGGAGTGGGATACAAATCAATATCATTATTAGGCTTTATAGTAAAAACTTCCGGAACATCAGAATCTATTGTTCCATATTTATACATCTCTCGGTAAGAGTTCCATTCCTGATATTCTAAAATCTGGTAACTATCGGAAGTTTTATCCCACACCATAGAGTCAAGTTTCCAATTTCCAAGAGCGCTTGGAAATCCTGAATTACTAGAGGTAAGGGTAGATGTTCCATTTATACAACTTATAGTAGCCTCTGACCAAAGAAAATCCCAATCAAACCACCTAGATTGTATGTCTTGATCTGCAGATTTTATATAGCGCACAACCGCATTCTCTTCCTCAGAAAGGTCAGTTGCGGTAACAGATGATGGGCCTGTTCCGGGGACGCCTACATCTCTCGCCATGTCTTGGCATAAAACTAAAAACGTACTCATTTAAGATTGTCCAAAATAGCTTCCGCTACATTTTCTGGTTTAATATGTACGGCGCACATGGCTCCTCCGGTTTCTTCATCTCTATTGCAGGTGTCAAACCCATAATGCATTTTGTGGCATGGGAAGCAAAAATTTTCATATACATCTGGCTCCATTGTTGTCGTATTTTTCCAATGTTTTGAAAGATTCTCTTTAGAGGAGTGTGAAAGCATTACAATCTTGTGGCAATCAAGAGTTGAGGCTGCATTAAGAACCCCAGTTTCTGGGCCAACCACGGCATCACACTGATCTAAAAATGCTAAGGTTCTTCTAATAGACCATTTCCCAGATTTAGTTATAACTCTAGATTCCTCTTCCCATCCAGCCTCAAGAAGCTGGCATAAATCATCACCTATCGTAACAAAAGAAACATCCTTTCTTTTTATAAGAATTTGGGCGATAACTAAATCTGCCCACGGGTATACCTTATGAACAGATGACCCAGCTAAAGCCCAAAGAACAACCTTATTTGCGCCCATTTTTTTTCTAGTTGTCTTAGCCCACTGCTTCTCTTTCTTGGTTGGGTAAAACTTGGGGCAAAACTCATAGGGAAGTTTAATTGAACCCGGTTTAGAGAAACCCTTTCCTATAACAAACCCCTCCCTAGCGAGATCATAGGTTCTTTCCATGTAGTTAACATTGCATTCTTTGTGCAGCTCTTCCTTACTCAAAGAATAACGTGGACTAGCTGGTACTAATTTAGCCTCTCCCTCTATCATTTCCTGTCTGGCAGGAGTAACGAGAAGAGTGCCTTCTATCGACTCAGACAATTGCACAAAGTGATGAAAACACTTAGACAATCTTTCCCAATATTCTGTTAAGTGATTATTAGGAACTTGATCCGTCTTTTGCAGAAGTATCTCATCTACATTAGGATCGGTCTTTATAATGTCGTACCCTCTTTCGGTGACATTAATACAGACCCTATACCCTAGCTTTTTAAACTGGGGAAACAGAGAGGATACTTGGATCATATCCCCGAAACCACCATAGCGAACAATACATACAGTTTTTTCGGAGCGCCTACCCCCTACGTCCTGCGGGGTTAATTCGTCCCATTCCTTGGACGGTAGGTTAATTAACTTCAACTAAAATCTAAATTCCAAGCTGGCATCATCTCTCCTTCAACATTAGCCATATTATTAGATCGTCTCTGCGCCATCATGAAATCTTCAGTTCTTTCATCTGACATTTCTTTTATTGTGTAATAGCCGCGACCCGCTGCAGTAGAATGACCATACGCTTCTTTAGGAGACGTAGGTTTCACTTTACCAAATACATAAGCCGAGACTTCATTTATTCGTCTAGCCATAATTCCTCCAAAAGGATTGGGGGGCTTTCGCCCCCCGTTCCAATTTATTTAACAGAAAGTAAATTTACCTCTATCGGTAGATATGCCTTTCTTTACAGTTCCCGTAGGCATCTGGTTCGGACCATGAGAAGCCAGAGCCAAGGAAGCCAATGACTCCTTGGAAACGTCTTCTTTCGAGGACAAACCATTTGCTGGGATTTTACCACTTGCAGTATCTTTAGCCATAATATCCTCCTAGTACCATTCGACTTCAGCGTATGCATAACCCTTTCCAGCAGCCGTGCCAGAATCAGTCGCCTGAACATAGGTAACTTCAATCTGAGTATCGGCAGG